ATTTTGCTCTTTTTCATTAAGTATAAGGCCACGCAATACCATACGTGCTACCCAACCATATGTCATTACATATTCGCTATCAGGAATCTTACCGATCTTTTTAACCAAATCACTTTTGCCTGATCGTTCCAAATAGTTAATCATAAACTCTTTGGCTTCTTTCTTACCATAGAATCGATTGTACCAAGTCATCCCGTCCATTAATGCAATTTTATGGTTTTCGGGTTGCTCTATAAATTTGGGTTCAAATCCCATATACTTAGTATCAGGATCCCTAGGATTCAAGTCTTTGGGCATAACAAAGGTTACATCAGTAGAAGTGGGCTGGGCTTTCTTTACACGGGGCATGGAATTCTCCAATAATCAATCATATTCAGTATTATATAGTATTCGGGTTTAAATGTCAATAGATATGGCTAGATATTTTATTATACCAAATCTTGTGTAATAAGCGCCCATTATCGGGTATTACTACATCATAGTTCATTTGAAAAAAAGTTTGGACATATTCGAATCCGTTAAGGGTCATAAATTTTTCAGTATCGAATTGGATAACTTTGCGTAAATTTTTATGCTTAAGTTTATAGCAGTTGAATCCTTTACTAGCAGTAATAACATTAGGATCATAAAAGGTTTTGTATTTTGACAGTGGAATATCAGCCATATTATTACCAGTATCTATCGACTCTCCGTATCGAATAGGATAAAACCTTTTGTAAGCCATTGAGTTTTCATTAGGAAAGGAGAAAACAATTATGTCCCTAAAATTCCAATTAATGAATATATCGTACGGAGCATCAAATTCAATAAAATTATAATATTCTATTACATGTGAGCAGATAATTGGTATACCGGTATGACCTTTTAATTCTTCTAAAGAGTTTGGATAAACAAAATTCCTTAAATTTTCTAGCGAACCTGTATGGTGATTGTACGAATCTGATTCATATTTTTCAAGTAAATCGTCAAACGATGATCTAGTTTGAAACTGTTCACTCAGCGATAACAAGTTAGCCAAATGGTTTCCACCGCATCCCGGAGGAAACATAAGGATCATTATACTATCAGAATCATTTGGAATCATAGATTTATTTACGATAAATACATACATGCCAAGATTATCTTTATATCGCCCAAATAAGACCAATGACTACAATTTTTTAGATAAAACTGTGTCAGAGATGCTTACGGCTGGCGGTACAGACCTATACATTCACAAATATTTAGGGCCTAACGCAAAAACTCCTAGCGTAGATTATACTCAACCTCAATATGATAAACTTGAGCCTACTAATATACAAGACTTATTATTTTTAGAAAATAGAGATAGGGTATATGACCCAAATATCTATAGATTACGCGGTCATTATAACGTGCAGAATTTAGATTTTGATCTAAGTCAGTTTGGACTTTTCCTACAGAATGACATTATATTCATCACTGTCCATTATAACGATATGATTGATATCGTGGGGCGCAAACTAATGGTAGGTGATGTTATTGAACTACCTCACTTGCTAGATTACAATCCACTAAAGGAAACAATACCAGTTGCATTGAAACGTTTCATGCAGATTACTGATGCAAATTATGCAAGTGAAGGATTTAGTCAAACGTGGTTCCCCCATCTGTGGCGTATCAAGTGCGAGCCATTAGTTGATAGTCAAGAATTTAGTCAAATACTACAAGAGCCTATTAATCAAGACAATTATCTTGGTTTATGGGATAAAGATAAAACATATCCACCGGGATATGTAATATCGTTTGGTGATAAGAACTATGAATCTATCAAAGAGGTTCCGGCGGGTATTAGTCCACCTAATAGCGAATATTGGAAACTTGACACTAATCAAGACCTTAGAGATATATTAGGTACCTATAATAAGAATTTACAAGTTAATGATGCCAACTTGCAAGAAGCAAAACGAATTGTGCCTAAATCAGGTTACAATCAGAATGACTTGTATATTGTTCCTACATATGGTGTTTATGAATCTGATGGTGTGCTGTCTAGGAAAGATGGCCAACCTGCGCCACCATACAATATAATTACTAGTTCTAAAGGTGCACCTAGTACTACATCTGGCGCAGTGGTAATGATGCGAAATCCAAAATATAAAAATCCTAGCACAGGAATTAAGATTAGTAAAGAAGCATTAAAAAGTATTTGGGATTTGACCGCTGACATAGATTTGTCAGAAAAGATTGATAAGTTTGTCCAAGCAAACTTAGAATTAGTTGAACTTCCTCCAGAAAGAACGGACACTGGATCAGGACCTGTTAGGGGCACAAATGCATTAGTAGTTCAGTCATTGGGTGTAGTTACAGGTCCATACGGAACCGCAGATAATACGTATGCAACAGCAGATCAGGATCCAACGCAGCCCGGGTTTACAGGAACCATTAGTACGCAAATGGACTATCGTGCAGACTGTGACCCTGCATTCCAATATATTGTTAGATATACTCCGCAATCATTTGGATATATTGCAGGATACCTAACAGGAGACGGCCAAGCACCAAATGGCTTGCCCACTGGTGCAGGAATCAGTTTCCCACAGAATCCACAAGTAGGAGATTACTTCTTACGTATTGATTATTTCCCACAAATATTATTCCGCTGGGACGGACAAATTTGGGTTAGAATTAGCGAAAACGTTAGAACAGACACTGGCTTCACAGCAGATGACAGATCACTGGTATCAGGATTTGTTAATAACGAAAATCAAATCTATCTAAATAACACTGGTGAGTTTGTACCTGAAGCACAACCGTTATCTAGTGTGTTACAGCCGGCACCGGATCCTATACCACCTGAATTATAATTATGGCACAATTTTTTTACGACAATCAGATACGCAGATTCTTAATACAGTTTGCTAAAATTTTTAGTAACTGGTATGTAACTAGAGGTAAAGATCCAAATGGTAACGACATACTTGTACGTGTACCTGTGATGTATGGTGACAGCAGTAGACAGGCTGCAACTATTATCGCTAACAATAGTGCAAGTAATTTACCAAGTGCTCCTTTAATTACGTATTACATAACAGCACTAGAATATGACCAAAGACGTTTACAAGACCCAACATTCGTAGAGAAATTACAAGTTCGTCAGCGTCAGTATGATCCTGACACAGGCACATATGATACTACACAAAGTCAAGCATTTACTATTGAACGCTTGATGCCTGCACCTTATACGTTAAGAGTTACTGTAGATTTTTGGACAACCAATTATAATCAAAAATTAGAAATCATTGAGCAACTAGGTGCTATTTTTAATCCTGCACTTGAGATACAAAGTACTGACAATTTTATCGATTGGACCTCATTAAGCGTTGTATTCCAAGATGGATTGACGTTCACTAGTCGTAGCATACCACAAGGCACAGGTAATCCTATCGATGTGATGACTTGGAAGTTTTACATGCCTATATGGATTAGTACTGCTGTTAAACTTAAAAAGATGGGTGTTATTCATAAAGTCATTGCAAGTATTTTTAAAGGTAAGGCATTCCAAGATATGCAAGACGATGACTTATTATTAGGTACTCGTCAAAAAATTACGCCATTTGGTTACAAAGTTTTATTGATAGGAAATACATTGCAGTTATTGCCACAAGATTCTGCATTTTATCCTCCAAATACTGATTTAGATAATCCAAATCCTCCAAATACTGATTTATACTGGAGCAGTTTATTAAACACATATGGTAAAATAAAACCGGGTGTGAGTCAAATATGGTTACAAAATCCTTACATGGAAGATGATATTGTAGGTACTATTGTACCTGACCCCTTAGACGATAGATTATTAATTTATAATATTGACCCAGATACTTTACCGCAAAATACATTAGAACCTGTTAACAGTGTGATAAATCCGCTAGTTACAGGACCTAATGCAGGACTACCTGGACCTGTTAATGGGGTCAGATATTTGATTGTAGATCATATAGGTACCGCGGGAACTAGTACCATTGCATGGGGTAATCTCGTTGCTAATGCTAATGATATTATAGAATATAACGGAAGTTTAGGACAGTGGGAGGTATCTTTTGATAGCCAAACATCTACTTCAGTTGAATATGTTACAAACTTGACTACAGGTATTCAATATCGTTATGTAAACACCGAAGGTCAATGGATGAAATCATACGAAGGATGGTATGATCAAGGAGATTATTCTATAGTGATTTAATTTTAGATAAATCATTATATGAATACTGCCGCTGGAATCTTCTTTTATTGTACAGTAACTTGTAGATATCTTTATCTGTTGCGCTCAGATAAAAATCCTACTTGGAGTATACCAGGTGGCAAAATAGAAAAAGATGAAACATTGTTAGAGGGTCTTGAGCGTGAGTGCCTAGAAGAAATTTCTCACTGGGACAAAAATTGGAAATTAGTACCAATACAGAAATTTGTTAATGGCAACTTTACGTATAATACTTTTTTCTGTTCAGTTAGTGAAGAGTTTATTCCTATTCTAAACTATGAACATTGCGGCTATGCCTGGGTAGTCGATGAGCATTATCCAAAACCATTACATCCTGGGTTGTTTAGTACAATTAATTTTGATGTAGTGAGAGAAAAGATGAAGTCACTAGTAGAAAAGCGGTCCTAAGACCGCTTTTCTGTTTTAGTTCATACCTAACATTTTGCCTATAGTTGGATAACCTAGTGCGCCGATAACTATACCAGCGCCCAT